CTCAATTGGGAGATCGGGGATTTCAGGCATACCTACAAAAATTTAGAAAGGAGCGAGATCGTCGTGCTTTTCATAAAATTACTCCCAAAATCGAGGTTTTACCTCTAGAAAATATTTTAATGAATAAATGCAGATTTTTTGTCATACCAGAACTTCTTTTGGTCATGTCGCAGCTTAAATTTGGAAAATTGGTGTCTCTCCGCCTCAAAAATTATAGGTGGAGTGCTTATGGTTTTAATCCATATGCTGGTGGGGTCAATCGCCTCGCTAGACGTCTCTTATCAAAGAGAATCCGATTTTATTACGATGTCTCCGGATGGGATAAATTCCTAAATCTTCTTAGAAAACTTTACGAAACTATTAAGATTCATTCGGGTTACGCACATTGGACAGCTGAAGAACAGGCCGAGTTTGACTGGATGGTTGAAAACACCTGTGAGATGGACTGCGTTTTCTATGATGGGTCCGTTTACCGTAAATCTTATGGAAACGGTTCAGGAAGTGGAACAACCACTCGAGATAATATTCTCGCCCACGTAATTATTATTGCTGCTATTTTATATGCAGCCTATTATGATAAATTTGGTAAGTACCCAGATCCTTTCTATGTAGAGGAACAAATCATTAATCTTTTTGGTGATGATTCTATTTGCTCCGTTGATGAGGAGTTTGATAGTGTACTTAAGCCAGATTTTGTTGCAAACATGTTTAAAGCTTTTGGAATGAAACTTAAGTTTTTTCACGGTGGCCTCGATTACAAACTTGAGGATATGGAGTTTCTTGGATTCAAATTCTATGAAACCAAAACAGGATGGATTCCACTCTATAATGAGGTCCGTCTTGCCACTGGCATGATATATAACGGTGTGAACAGTAACACCCGGGAAGCAATACTTTCTAAAATCACTGTACTTTCATTTATGGCACTTCCGTGCCCCCACTATCACCTGTTTAAGCAATATGCTCAGGATGTGGCCAAACACTTTTTACCGTATGAGTTAACACCCTCGGAGAAAGCAATGGTAGAAATGATTCTTCATACAGAAGAGTCTGAACTACTTTGTATTTTCCTAGGTGAGGAGAGTTCTAATGCGGAAGTTTTCAAATTTTTTTCTTCTGCTCAGGAGGAGGAAGGTATAAAAGAACTTTTCCCCTCATGTCAAACCGTACTGTAACCGTGTATCAACAACCTAGCTCCGCTCTTCCGCCTAAAGGCGCAGCAGGTAAACCAAAACATAAGGCAAATAAATCGACAGCCGGATCTGTAGCTCCACGACGAGCACCTCTTAGACCAGGACTGACGAAGAAAGAACTCAAGAAAGAGATTAGGAAGGATCTCAATTTAACCAAGGTGATGGTTGATGGGAGGCAACGCCTCCTATATACTGTACCTGAGTGCACACGACACTATATCTCAGCAAGAGCTGACCCATTTAATACAATTGGAGGAGCGTGTATGCCCTCCTCAGATTTTAACTTTCCGTCTCTTAAATCAAAATCTGTTTCATCTGGTACATTTCGACTTGGTACCACCGGAGTTGGGTATATTGCCTATCTCCCCGCCGGAGCTAACAACAGTGCCAATATTGTCACTACAGGAGTCTCCTCGGTGGGCACTAATGCTACTGCTCTCAGTGCCTTCACCAACCTTATTACATTTAACTTTGCAAACATTCCTTTTGCAGCCGCGGACTTTGGAGGTAACTTACTCTGGAGGTATGTGGCTGGTGGAATTAGAGTCCAGTACATTGGATCTCTCATGAACCAGAATGGTAATGCATTCTGTTATTGTGATCCGGATCATTCATCTGTCACGAATACTCAGACAGTTAATGGTATCGGAAACACTGAAGTTTGCCGCAGAATCCCTATAACGGGATCGACAATGCATCAAGGTGGTGGAACTCAACAGAATTGGTTATGTACAGTAACTGATAATGGACCAGTAGTACCCGCTGAAATCGCCTTTACAGCAGCCTCCTCTGTTCAAGCAACACCATATATGGTTATTGCGATAAATGGAGCTGCTGGAGACCTTTATGAATTTGAAGTCGCCCAACACAGTGAATGGCAAGGAACTACTGTTCCCAGCATGACTCCGTCCGAAGAGGATAGCACGTCATGGCCCGTTGTTGATGAAGTAATGAAGCAATCCTTCAATCATGGACCTCCTCAACCCACTGAGGAGAAGGGTATTTTAGCCAAAATAGGAAGTGCTCTTTCTGAACATCTCCCAAAAGTAGTTGGATCTATAGGTAAAGGACTCGCAGGATTACCTGCTATTGTCTCCGGACTGATGAACTTAATACCGATGACTGGGTCTAATCCTCTCATCGCTAATCAAGGTTTTTCATATCCTCAACTCATGCAACATCAAGCTCGGATAACATCTGGGCACGGGCGTGGGTCAAATCTTTTTAATACTCAATTTGATAACTTTCTTCGTGATTTGGCAACTGTCTGTCTTGCGAACAAGATAACACCTTTTGCTCTCGCGAGGTCCGCTGATCCAAACTGTTCGGATCATCATTTTTCGGATTCTGGACAACTCTTTCACTACACTAAGAAGATGGACGTTCTTTGCGCAGCTGAACATCAACCCACAGAGGATGATAAGCGATGTGTAGGAGGCAGCCGGTTTAACCCCGGACTTCCCATCGCTGAGCGCAAGACTTACTCCTTCAAAGACCCCACTTTACCTAATGGTTTTGGGATAAGAGTGACGGAACCCCAAAAGGATCTTTTTGAATTCGAAGCTGTTGTAGAAGATAGCCAAGAACTTTTCAAAGAGTGGGTTAAAACTGAAAGTGGTCGTAGATTGATTGCTGCTTATGAAGCTGAAAATGCTTCGTCCGACAAGCGCAAATCTATTTGAGTACTACAAGTCCGCAATGACTCTAAACTACCCTGGGGCAGTGCACCTTCCCCCCCGATAGATGATTCTGGGAATTATCGGTCGTTAGACTCGGGCCTCTAAGTATAAGAGGGTGGGATTATTGGATTGCGATCATCTTTCGATGCTAAGATTCATACTTTCTTCGAAATCTCTGACACAGTTCTGAAATTTTCGCGTGATGGTGTGGGGACATAAGTCCTGAAGCCCACGTGTCTATCGCACGACTAGATAAACTGCCAGCGCGGCTAACGCAAAATAGAGCGCTATATAAAAAGAAACTTAATGGTTTTTAAATTTCCAAAAAAAAAAAAAAAAAAAAAAACCCAAAAAA